TGTAAAATACTTTAAACACTCAGAACCTACAAGTATAATCCAGTCATAGTCATCTTGATTGATCTCTATATCACAATCTCGTTTTAGTACTTTCTTTATTGTAGGATCAGAACATAGTTCATATTTATCAAACTGTATTTCATTGTTGAATAATCTTACATAGTCATTACGACTAGGCTTACTTTCTACTAGGGCTATCTTAGCCATATAATGTCTCCTTTAATTCTTTTACTTTTAATTTGTTTAATGCTCCTGCATCCCCTAATTGTACAGGTAGTCTTATGTTTTTTGATAATAGTTCTGCAATTTCACACATCTCTTGTATCTTTGTTGATGCATCTTGTCCTGCTTCGTCAGGATCAAATAGTATATCTACTGCATTTACTCCTTGCATTTTTAGTAATTTTAGTTTTTCAATATCTACATTCCGTGTACCAAAACAACAAACAGCATTATCTAACCCTTTGTCGTGAAGATTTAACATATCAAATATGCCTTCTACTAATATTACTCTGCCCTTGATGGGGCGGACTCGAGCAGGATACAAAGGTAGCAATGCCTTCGGGGGATGTATTAAATACTTTGGAACATCAGTTGGGGACTGTGTTCTGCAATTAAATGCTACAATTCTTCCTGTCAAGTCCTTAATTGGAAAAGAAATTCTACCTGTAAATGGCTTGTCTGGATGCAAAAATGCATCAAACAATTTATAGCTTTCTGGAGTGATCTCACGCCAGTTGCCCACATAAGGCATAAAGTTCTTTGGCATCTTCAATCCTACAGAGGATGCTCTTTTTTCTTCTATCTTTCGTCTGACTTTTTCTCTACGAATATCTAATGGATTCGAAGGGGCATCAAAATGATTAAACAAATTGCCCTTAAAGCCACACGAAAAACAGTTGAATACTCCAGTAATTCTATCAATTCTCATACTTGGATTACTGTCGTCATGCTCAGGATTTAAACACGCAACAACAGCATCTGCTGGAGATAACTTATACTGTATCTTTCGTTCTTGTAGTAGTTCTTCTACTGTCATAATGTAAATATGCTAATTACTAAACCTAATGCAAAAGCAACACAAAACAATAGTCCAGCCATTGATAATGCGTAAAAGAAATGTTCTAAAAATTCTTTCATAGTTTCTTGTGTTTCCATCCTTTTAATTGATCTCCAAGTTCCTCAAAGTCTGTCATCTTCTTACCACTTGGATCTTCTTTGTGTTCGTAATACTTACTTTTCCAAGCAAGTTCTACCATTTGAAACCATATTGCTATGGCTTTGTTTCTAAATTCTTTATCTCCCCATAAGTAAAACATATTCCACCATTCTTTTTGAAATTTGTATACTTCTACATTCATTGTTTTAAACATCCAACCGTCTGGGTGTTTATGACATATCTCTAGCATTGCTCTTAGTCTTTGACTTCCTGCAATCGGATAGTAACTAGGCATGGTTAGTATTGGGGATTTCATGCCATGCTCTATCAAACTTTCCATAAGAGGTTCATTCACAGGTACTTTATGTATGTTATCACGCACAGTTGGTTGATTCAATAAAAACTTTACTGATCGTGTCTCTATATCGAAAGGAGGCAGAGCTATTAACTCTGCCGTTTCTTTACTAATTCTATCTGCCGCCACTGTTTCGTACCTTTCTCCACAAACCGTGCCTGCGTCTTTTTTCTATTTCCATACGAATCATATATGTTCTAATTAATGCTACTACTGTCATTATAAAAGTAGTAGTTAAAGATATAAGAAATGCACTTTCCCAGTGCCATCTTTCTATCATTAACCATAACATAATTGTTTGTAACGGAAAGTTAATTGCTAATGCAACGCCTACTTGAACTACTGATTCTTGTAGTGCTGCTTTCTCTGTTTTAGTCATTTATTTCGTCCCATAGTTGTTCTTCGAGTTCTGATTCATAAATTACTCTGAACTCCTCGATTGTTGGTGTCATCACTTTTACTGGTGAATCCATTAATCCTCTTACATGTCTAGTGTATGCGATTAAAAGTTGTTGTTCTGTGTATAATATCATATGTCGTCTACGTTTTCTCCTGTTGCCATATTATCTTTAATTGATTCTCTTTCTTTAGGATTGATTGCTGACTGAGGTCCAATCTTCAAGGTTTCCCAGTCGACTGTGCTTGTAAAACTTTCCATACGATTACTTCTCATTTTGACACAATTAAATGTCATACACTCATCCTGTTGCTCCCATGTCTCTAAGGCATAGGCAGCATCTGCTGCATCAAGAATACCTTTTGCAAACCTAGCTTCTCCACTTGCATCCGTTTGATATGGTGCAAAGACAAGCGTTTCATATTCTTGTGCATATAATTTCATTTTCTTACTGACTTCTATCTGTTCTGTCCAGTCATATTGACCTGAGCGACTTGGTGCATTGTGGCGACGAACTTGGTTTAGATAGTCTACTATTACTACTCCTACATCTAGTTGGTTTACTTTCTTATCTAATTCAGACTGAATCTTAGAAAGTGTAAGGGCTGGATCATAAATAACATCTAACTGTCTCTCTTTATGTAAAGGAAGTTTTGTTAAGGCTTTGTGGAATGATTCAAAGTCATGAGTTTTTTGAAACTCTGGCAATAAATCATGCCCGCCATCAAAACGACCTGCCCACCAACCACCTACCATATTCCATTCTTGAGCAGAAAGCATTTTGTTTCTTAATCTGGAAAATGGTATCTTGGTAGCAATAGAACATATTCTCTGAAGTATTGATCTACTATCCATCTCAATGGTGAAGTACAAGGCACTACGCCCACCTTCATACACATTGGATGCTAGATTACAACAAGTCAAAGACTTTCCTGAACCTCGTCGTCCGCCCACAAGCACTAAGTCTTTGGGAGAGAACTTAATCTGCGAGTCATACTCACTGTTGAGTCCTAAGGGTAAATACTTCGCTAGTTCTTTGTCATCTTCAAACAAAGATATGCTCTGCATACTTTCTTCGGGTGGTTTGACATCTACCTTGTCACTTACCCTTAAAACTATTTCTTGTAGTTGTTCTATATTTTCTTCTGCACTAGCCATTGCGACTGTGTTGTCTATGTAAGTATCGAGTTCATCTAAGATTTCTACTTGTGCGTATTCATTTTTTAAATAGTCAAGCAAAAGCCACGCGTCCACCTCGACATCTATGGACTCGATTGCGAATATCTTTTCTTGGAGTTGTCGATCTCGTACTTCATATTGGAGATCTTCGAATTGTGGGAGGTCTTGATAATTGTCTATGTGTTTATCAAGGATGCGAAATATCGACTGATACTCGCCAGGTAGGTAATGTTCTTTTAACTTAGACCATGTGTCTAAATCTTTCTGAACTATAATTTGTTTTAAAAGCGCTGACGCTATATTCACTTGACCTCTCCCAAAGTACTACTAAAAAACGGGCAGGGGCGAACCCCTGCCTTGAACTAATCAAAAGACTTAGTAATTAACCAATATCTTTTTTAGCTGCGCCGTTATAGTCTGAACATTGTAGTCCACGTCTTGTTAACATAGTTTTTACACCACGAACTGTTTTGCCGATTTGATCAGCAATTTCTTCAACAGTATGGTTAGCAACATCTACGTCAGCAAGGACATCAGCTTTGCTTGATCCTTTAGTTTCTTTTTGCTTTGGAATAGCGTTGATTTCTCCACTTCTTAATAGTGATAGAGCTTTTCCTCTGATTGAGTTTACAGATTTGCCAAGTGCGTCAGCGATTTCTTCTACGAAAGAACCATCGTTAACCATTGATACAAATGTGCCTTCTTCTTCAGGAGTGTAAGTTCTAACTGTTTCAACTTTAGGAGCAGGCTTAACATGAGAAGTTAATTCCATTGATAAGATTTTTCCTTGAATTGATTTAGCAGAGAAGTTTCCGCCTTCGAAGTTTGATGCAATTTCTGCATATGTGTAAGAGCCACTGTTGTCAGTAACAAAGGCTTGTAAAGTTGCTTCTTGCTCGTCTGAGAAAGACTTAGAAGCAGATGCTGAAGCTAATTCAACATCAAATCCCATTTTTCTCAATTTGCTAGAAACTGATCTTGTAGATGTTTCTAACTCATCAGCTGCGTTAGCAACTGTTGATTGAGATATAGGGCTTTCAGAACCAACAAAGTCTGTTAACTGTTGAGTTCTTTCGTCTGTCCATTTAGGTAATGCCATGATTATTTTTCCTCTATAATTTGTTTTAGGTTGTTAAATATTTTTATCCCAAGTTCTTCTGCTTTTTTAGTTTTTGCACTTTCAATTCCACTTTCATTGAGTAAGATTGTTACATCCTTTGTTAAGGAACTCTTAACAATGAAGCCATACTTTTCTAATACTTGAGTAGCGGCTGCTTTAGTAGGGTAAGATTTCAACTTACCACTAATGCAAACT